TATCGCATTAGAGGAATTAAAGTCAGAATACCAGGAGCAGGAGCATCTGGTTCTGGTACTCCTGACGTTGATATTAAGACGGGCAGAATACGTTATCCAACAGGTTACATATTTAATGGAGTCATGGGTGCTGCTGTTTACACCAACTGTCCTGCAATGTGTTTATTGGACCTTCTCACAAACACTAGATACGGCTTGGGAGATCACGTTACTGATAGTAATTTAGATTTATTTAGTTTTGTAGCTGCTAGTAAGTATGCGAATGAAGAGGTAGATGATGGAACAGGATCAGGTGCAAAAGAAGCTAGATTTAGTTGCAATGTAAATATTCAAAGTCCTAAAGAAGCATTTGCAGCAATAAATGATCTAGCTGGTGTTATGCGATGTATGCCAATATGGTCTGCTGGATCTGTAACCATATCTCAAGACAAGCCAACAACAGCAAGCTATCTATTTAATTTAGCCAATGTAGGTGAAGGTGGTTTTGCTTACTCAGGTAGCAGTTTGAAAACCAGACATAGCGTTGTCTCTGTCAGTTACTTCAACATGGATTCAAAAGAAGTAGACTTTGAGGTAGTAGAAGATGCAACAGCAATATCAAAACTAGGAACGATAGTAAAACAGGTAAAAGCATTTGCTTGTACATCTCGTAACCAAGCTGCAAGATTAGGTCGTGCAATACTTTTCGCTGAACAAAATGAAAGTGAAACTGTTACATTTTCAGCTTCAATAGATGCAGGAATTGTTGTCAGACCTGGATCTGTAATTGAAATAAACGATCCAGTAAGAGCAGGAGCCAGAAGGGGTGGCCGAGTCGTATCTGCAACAACTACAACTATTACTATTGACGCTTTAGAGCAAACAGGTTTACCAGCATTAAACGATAATCCAACAATAAGTGTAATTTTGTCTGATGGGTCAGTTGAATCTAAAAGTATATCTGATATTACAGGAGCAGTTTTAACAGTGAGTTCTGCTTTTTCTTCTGCACCAAATGTAAATTCACCTTATCTAATATCTAGTACAACACTACAAACTCAGTTATTTAGAGTTATTCAAGTTGAAGAACAAGACGATATTAATTATGTAATTACAGCTTTATCTTATGTTGAAGGTAAATATGCGTTTATTGAAGATGGAACTGCTTTACCTACAAGAACTATATCAGTATTAAATGCTCCTGCCTCTCCTCCTAGTAACTTAACAGTTACAGAGCAGACAGTAGTTATAAATAGTATTGCTAGAAGTAAACTTATCGTTGATTGGCAACCTGTTGTTGGTTCCACTCAATATCTTGTAAATTACAAAGTTGAGAATGGTAATTATGTTTCTCAAACTGTATTTAGTAGTGATTTTGAACTTTTAGATACTGTAAAAGCAACTTATACAATTCAAGTATTTTCATACAATGCTTTAGGAGAAATATCTACTAATGCAACTGAAACAACATTTGTAGCTCAAGGTAAAACTGCATTACCAGAAGATGTATCTGGACTTACTATTGAACCTATTAATGAACAGTTTGTAAGACTAAGATTTACACAAGCAACTGCTATAGATGTTCTGCACGGAGGTCGGGTTTATATACGGCATACAAACCAAACTGGAGGATCTGCTACATTTCAATCTGCTCAAGATGTTATCGAAGCTGTAGCTGGTAACACTACAGAAGTTATAGCTCCTGCTCTTGCAGGAACTTATCTTCTTAAATTTCAAGATGATGGCGGTAGATTTAGTGCAAACGCAGCAAGTGTAGCTTTATCTATTGTTGATATTTTAGATTCTATTACTGTCAAAACTGATCGAGAAGATACAGATGGAACACCATATAACGGAACAAAATCAAATCTTACTTTTGACTCTACTCTTGGTGGATTGAAACTTACAAATCCAACAGCAAATGCTAATGGTACTTATGATTTTGTAGATACTCTTGATCTTGGTGGCACATTCTCACTTGTCTTAAAAAGACATTTTCAAGGAGTCGGTTTTTATACAGGAGATCAGTTTGATAACAGAACAGACAATATAGACACTTGGACAGACTTTGATGGAACTATTGCTAATGATGTAAACGCAAAGATGGCTGTACGAACCACAACCGATAATCCTTCTAGTTCCCCTACATATACATCATTCAATGATTTTGCTAATGGAACATTTAAAGGTAGAGGATTTCAGTTCAGAATTACTATAGACACAGCAGATACAGCACAGAATATGAATCTTCAGCAAGCAGGATATACAGCAACAATGCCATCAAGAACTGAACAATCATCTGTTATTGCATCTGGAGCAGGAGCAAAAGCTGTTACATTTACAGCACCATTTTTTGTTGGAACGTCTGGATTAGGTAATCTAAATAGTTTCTTACCTTCTGTTAATATCTCTCCACAGAATATGGCATCAGGAGATTATTTTGAACTTAGTAGTATATCTGGAACTGGCTTTACAGTTCA